TAACCATCACTCTGAGTGATAAAATAGTGTTCAGCACCCTCTGCCGAGCACAGAAGCACGATAGTAAAGCAACCTTCCACAGTAAGCTGATTATCGAGCATCTTACCGACGGTTTTTGCCTTGATTTTCCCGGTATTGCTGTCGGTCTCGGTATGATGCAGAAAATACACAATCACATCATCAGGGAGCTGATGGTTGATAAAATGGATAAGATTGCGGAAATGAAGTGCGATATCCGTGAACTTCCCATATCCGGCATCCTTTGCCTTATCAAACATCTCATTCACCATCAAATATTGCGAATCATCAATGATGTATGCCTTCAGCTGCGGATCGCTCTTAAACACATTCATGATGGTCTCGTATGTTGCATGACGAGCTATCTTGAAATTGTTCTTGAATGGGAGATGTGACTTCTCAACCGCAAAGATCCCGACTTCATTCGGATTAAAATTTTTAATACTGTAAGATTTGCCTGAGCCTGTTTCGCCCAGAATAAGAACAGCTTCTCCCATAACTAACTCCTCTCCGCCAATAGCATCTCTATTAGCTCTTCCTTCGTGTAACTTGACAATGCCTGCTTTTCCAAGATATCGAGCTGTGCATTCACACAATCGATAACGAACCTTGTTTTGTTCTGATCCGTAGCTTTGCAATACCGGACAATTCGCTTCGTGACATCATCAGAAAGATGTGGACAGAATCCGCCACGATTCTGAACAGTTTCCCGATATCCGATCTCTGTTCTTGTTTTTCGCATAACTAACTCCTTCCTTATTTAATAATGATGCTTTGTTTTTCTTCCTGATGTGCGCCTTCGACAACTTCACCACGTTCAATGGCTTCCTTGATCTTTGTCTTGCTGATCCAAGACTCTTTGATATCTCCCCAGAACTTGGCGGATATCTTCGTAATGTCATCCAAGACAATCCCGGAACCGTTTCGATATGATACTGAACATCGGTCAGTTTTGAACTTCTCTCCGTTCAGCGCATAAGATATGTAGTTTTTCAGCTGCTCAGCCTTACTTTCACAGGATTTTGCCCTTTTTGACAGAGCATCAGCTTCCTTTTTTACAGCTTCGGCCTCAGCTAGAAGATCCTTGCGCCATAAGATGACCGCTTCAATCTTCTTCTCTCGTTCCATTTCGAGAGCATCAAGCTTCTCAGGATCGATAATCTCTCCTGTTTCGAGATCCACACATTCAAGGATCTCTTTTTCAATCTCATAAAGTGCTCGCATAACTAACTCCTTTCCTTATTATTCTTCTGTTTGCACTTCTGGCATCGGAATAAGCTCATCCGATGTGTAAGCGTTATCGAGATATGTGCCTGTTGCCGGATTCTTCAGCTTGTAATACAGCTGACCGTTCTTAAATATGAGGCTGTCGATTTCATACTCTATGGCAACTCGATCACCACGCTCAAATACATTGATCTGTTTCATCTGACTCCCCTTCCTTGTTCATGTATTCAAGTATTCGGACAAATAACTTCCTGTTATACTTGATAAGTGTTTTGATGGTTACAAAATCTTCGACTTCATCCAATGCTCTGGATCTGCGACCAAGCTCCGAAAGATGGTTTTCTTCGTATTCACTGTCAAGTGGAGCATTCGGATGGATAACCCCGGCATCCGCAGCCTTAATAACATCCTTCATGAGTGAAAAATCAACGAATGACTCTTCTGTTAGCATTGTCATCTCTCATATCCTGCCAGACATAACCCGATCCCCACCGAGAAGAGGATTGCACAAAGCCAAAAACAACCATGATTAGATGTGGATATTTCTGCGAGGCCACTTCCCCCAAGCAACATACACAAAACCCCTATTAAGAATGTTCTCCCCTTTTGCATGGCTATACTCCTTTCTGTAAATTTTTGATTTGCTCATCATAGATGTAATACGTTCTTCGAGGATTCTTCCCCGTGCAGAAGGCTCCGGGGATTTTACCGAGCTGAACCATCATTCTGATTTGTTGCTCTCCGCACTCCATCATCTGAGCTGCTTCTTTTGGTGTAATTCTTTTCATACCTTGCCCTAACTAGATCATCTAGCGAGACTTCAAACAGATCTGCAATTTTGATAAGTTTGTCGATTTTAGGTGAACTTTTCCCATTCTTCCAATCTGTGAAGGTTGATGCCGGGATTCCTGTTTCCCGGGAGACATCTATATCCTTCATGTTTTTTGAATCTCGCAGCTCCGCATATTTTGCGTACATAATTCTTCTCCTTTCTATATATAGTAGTTGTAAAATTTCGGAAATCATAATAAAATGTTTGTACCATTTACAAATATTTGTGATTTCCTAAATGTGGAGCTAGCTTCATTATATTTAGGATTTCACAAGTTGTCAATATGTTTTTTGTGATTTCTCAAATATGGAGTGAATAAGTATGTTAGTACAAGAGACAACGTGGGAAAAATATGTAAGTATAAGGGATTCAAAGCATTTGAAGGATTCTGATGTGGCAAAAAGTGCCGGAATTCCCCAGAGCACCTTCTCGGATTGGAAAAAAGGAAAAAGTATGCCTAAAGTGGATAAAATGATGCGAATTGCAGAAGCCTTAGGTGTGGAATATCAAGAGCTTGTTGGAATTTACGGCAAATATTCGACACTGAACCCCGATAGGCTCCAGAGAATAACTGTAGCTGCAAAAGATAAAGATATGTATGAGGAGCTGATTACTCTTTATAAGAATGCAACTCCTGATGCGCAAGCTAGCGTTATGACGTTGCTAAGAAATTCCCAAAAAGAAGATTCAAAATCATTAAAGGAAGCCTAAAATGAAGAGAGCAAACGGAACAGGAACCATTGTAAAGCTGACCGGGAACCGCAGGAGACCTTATGCGATAAAGCTCACTCTTGGCTATACGGAGACCGGGAAGCTACAATATAAGTATCTTTCGTACCATAAAAGCCTTAAAGAAGCTCAGAAGGCTTTGGCTGATTACACGAAAGATCCTTATCAGTGGTCGAAATACACTTTTAAGCAATTATATGACGAATTCTATGCCATTCAAGAGCAAACGAAGGCTGTAAACACTCTCAAAAACCACAAGGCAGCCATCAAGCATCTTGAGCCGCTCTGGGATGAAAAAATCCGAGATATTGACAGAGCTGTTCTTCAGTATTTTTATTCTCAATTTGATGGAACCCCATCTGTTATCAATAATGTTCACAGAACGCTTCAAGGTGTGATCCGATATGCTGTTAAGCTTGGGATCATGCCCTTGAATATGCTGAACGTGCAAAAAGTCCTTGATATGGATGCAAAAAAGGAAGGTGAGGATTTCTCTCACACTATCATCACGAAGGAAGAACGTGAGCTTCTCTGGAAGAATAAAGATAATGAAGTCATCAAGACAATTCTCTTCTATATATATACCGGTATGCGCTTCTCGGAGTTTCATGAACTGGATCCGGAGAACATCCACGATAACTATATAGAAATCATTCAAGCCAAGACGAAGGCAGGAAAGCGGATCGTTCCGATTTGTGACCGTCTGAAAGCACTCGGATCTGTTCCAGAAGTGCCATCGTACCCAACATTTCACAAGGCTTTCAAGGAAGTTTTGCCGAATCACCGTATTCATGATACCCGACATACCTTTATCACGATGATGACGGAAGCGGAAATAGATCTCCGAATCATCCAAGCCATAGCAGGCCATTCCCGGAAGACATCCGTGACAGATATATATACTCATATAACACTTGATAAGATGCTTGAAGCTGTGAACAGGTTAAATGAATGAATATTCTGACAATTATTTTCCCTTGTTTTGGATGAAATTTGAAAAATGGTTTTGTGGAATAACGTGTGGAATAACTTGTGGAATAACAAAAAGATAACATATGCAATTATATGGATGCAAAAGACCGTAAAATCAATACTTTGCGCACAGCTACGGCCCCCGAAATATTTCAACGCAAAATACTAAATGCAACGGTTTTATGCGATATACAAGCTCTTTTGTGGAATAACGCGTAACAAACAAAAAAAGTAGGCCACTCCGGCATTACCCGAAAAGTGGCCCTATAGGGGAAGTATATAAAGGGAACGCATCATAAAACGAATGTGTTCTTACTGTTTTTTCCGCAGATCCACCCAGAAGGGATCTTTAGCCAAGTGCAAGTGCCTGTGCTTTTGATATCCTTGACCGTCACATTCGTTCCACGCTTCAAAACAGTATTTCCGCTTGTTGATACGAAGGAATGCTTCTTTGCATCCTCTGTAAGCTCATAATATGGAATGATGTCTCCATTCGGCTCTTTCCGAATATTGAGATCCTGCTGCGTAGTGTAGGTTCTCCCGATCTGCCATTGAGGATCTGGCTTCATATTGCCGAGCGCATCATAAACTTCCTTCAAATGGCTCTTACATCTGGTTCCGTAACCGGGATTAGTGTTCCATCCGCATGGCCCGATCTTGTCAAGATATTCCTCGTCCGTTATACAACTTCGGAGTGGCTGATATCTCGGATATGACAGAAAAACAAAATAACCATCACAACCCTGTTCCATTGAAGAGAATGCCCGATATACAGCCGGATCATTCTTTGCTTTGTTGTTCATGGCTACTGTCGGCCCTTTATAGCCTTTTCCGGCCTTCATCCCCCAATAGTTGAAGTATTTAGTAGCAAGACCGCTGTTCCACCCTTCCTGAATGGATTGAGCAATCATGCCTGCTGCAACATTGTGATATCCATACTTCACACACATCGGAGCCAGAATGCTATACATTTTTGCAATATACTCATTCTTCGTCATTATTTGCACCTTTGTTGTACTGATAAACGCTTATTCCGAAGATGGCTCCAAGGAATGTAGCCACAAGTGATATGGTTTCCACGATCTTAAACGTGTCGAAGCCATAAAGCGCACCGAGACCGCTGATAAGAGCGATGGTCGGAGCAATCGCCACCGTCAGGATCCATTTCAGAACGGTATAAACCTTATCCGGAAGTATCTGTTTCATGTCAATTCTCCCTTCATCTATCTCTCAAAATGTCTGTAACAGCCTGTTCAAGCTTATATGTACGTTCGATAACATTATTGTGTTTCTCCACCCGATTCGATAATGTCTCGATCTTGACATCAATAACCGCAATCTGCTGTTGAATCGTTGCGTTTATTCCTGTAACATCTTCCTTCAGATCCTCAATATCAGCCTTGAGCATTCTTCTGGTTTCGTCCTGATCTTTTTTGGCAGTGATCCGCCAAGTGGTTAAACTCCCGATAAGTGTTACCGCGCCCGAGATGAGCGCACATATAATTGCTGAATCCATCTGTTTCTCCCATCAAAAAAGCACCCTCTCGGATGCCAAAATGTTGTAACTCGACAATTTAACTCGACTATTTGCAAATTTAACTCAAATATCCGAATTAAAATGCGAATTAAATGAATTATAAAAGGGATAACCATGCTCTCGGATTCTCCACCGACTTGCCCCGAAGGTTTAGGCTATCCCTTTTTAACGCACTTCCAACGCATTGAATGTGTTAAAATCTGCTTTAACAACGCAAAAACCTATTAAAAAATATCGGACTTTTCTTTAATAAGAGTTTCGCTTACGTTCCATATTACGATGTAGTTTCGTTACATATTACGATGTAGTTTCGTTTGTGATAGTCCAATAAAGCGTACCTGCGTTCCACGTTGCCGCACTCGGAGTAGTTACAACTACGTCACCATTTGCCGCTATGCTTTTTACATTAGGACATTGTGCGAAATAAGTATTAACTAAAGCGTGTTTTGTTCCGTCATTGTTTACGCCACCGCCTGACGTTAGAGTATAATATGCTTGTGTGATAACTGTGCTACCCTCTTTTGCATAGATAAAAGATGAAACATAGTCTGTACTTGCGTTCGTTATAACGGTTAAGGTTATTCTTGTTATATCAGATAATCCAGTATTGATAGTTATTTGTTTGTAGGCACTAAATGATTCTTTACCCATTACTATATTACTACTCCCGCCGCCACCGCTTCCGCTACTTGCTCTAGCTAACATATTTATCTCCTATCCTACTTGCAATATACCCAACTACGACACCCAAGCAAAAAGCAAAGAATAAGCCGTAGCCGAATATGTAACCGATGTTTCCCATAGTGTTTGTTTCGCTTTCCGTTTATAAAGCGAAGGAGTGCCACTACCAGAATGACACCCCTTCTGAATCAATTATTCGCCTTCGTTCGGTTCGGGTTCCGGCGCAGGAACTGCGTAATAATCATACGCTACGCGGTTTCCATAACTGTCAATCAACATAACCATTGACTCATCAAAGTCTGCATTACCGAGAAGCCTTGCGCATTCTGAATGATAGAATGCTTTTGCCTGTCCTAGATCACTCTTTGTTCCCGATACGCGAGATGCCCATTCACCCGATTCCTTGTTCTTTGCTGTGAAAACTATTGCATAAACCATATTCTTCCTTCCTTTCTTTACCTGATTATCCTTAATTTACACGTTGCACCGTTATCCGCATCCGTTGTGAATGTTATGCTCATTGAAGATGTTCCTTCACCAGAAAGCGTATCAATCTGGGCTGTCGGATTCTTATTTAATGAACTTGACGTTATCTGAACAAACAGCTCATAACCGTTATTTGCCGTATCATTCACACCGCTGAAGGTTACAGATCCGCTCGAAACCGTTGCGGATGTACTAAACCATTCATCCGTATCTATGCTCAAGGACGTATTTGTGGCCTGATTTGCATAGAAGTTGTATGTTGTGCTTCCGTTCAGCGTAATAGCAAGCTTGCCATCATTAACTGTCGGAATGGTAACCGCCTGATTCTCCCACTTACCGGAACTGTTATAGCGCAAGAATTCATTTGTTGCCGGAGAATTGATATCCGTATCAGTTAATGCTGCAAGTGTGGTAACTCCCGTTGCCGGAGTCTGCGCCACCCACGCGGCTCCGTTATATGTCAGAACCTGCCCGTTTGTTTTTGTTGTCGGATCATCAATTTTTGTCGTGTTCAGAACATGGCCCTGATTTGCCGAAAGTGCATCTGTTCCGGAAGTCGAATTCAGATTATCGACAACCGTTACGGAAGAACCGCCACCACCCGTCAGAGTCATCACATAATCCCAAGTGGCTGTAACCGCTGTGCCTGATGCCGTACAAGTATAAACATAGCCATCTGTGGAATTTAGATAAAAATCATGTTCATTTCCGGGAAAGCCTGTCATTCCCGAGCCGGTTCCTGTTATTGCTGTTCCTTTGTACCAAACAGATCCGTTTGCTCCATCGGCCCCATCAGCTCCATTTGTGACAGTAAAGGTACTAGGACTACCACTGTCATAAGTGATAGTGTAAGTATCTACGAGTCCAGAAGTGCTTGTTTTTGCAATACTAGTGATTCCTCGTCCGTCAGATCCTTTCAGAACACCTTGGCTCGTCCACGAATTTGTGCCGACACACATCCAAAGCTCCATAGTGTTGGTATTCAGATAAAGTGAATTATCATAAAAACCTGTTGATGAGCTTGTCGGGCCTGTTACAGCTGTTCCTGTTGTCAGAACCACTTCTGATACATCATTGATGATTTCAATGGCATCATGAATTGAACTTCTGACATCCTGACCGTAAACCGCAGCCATGATTGCAGCTAAATACGCTGAAATATTAGCCATTTTTTTCTCCCTTCGTTGTATTTATTTCATTTTTTAATAATTCAATTTGAATCTGTTGATCTTGAATGATTTTGCATATCGGAGCAATAAAATCCATATAATGAACATTATGGAAGTTATGGCTATTTGTGAACTCTATCCCAGACTCATCGTCCAAAGCTTCACGCAACTCTTGCGCTATGAATCCATATCGCTCACCCTTCTCGTGAGCTTCACTTTTGAAGCGGAACTTTCTCGGCCTAACTGATTCCACGAGCCTTTTTGCATCATCAAGAGTGAGATCTTCAATATTCTTCTTCAATCTTTCATCAGAAGAAGTCCATTCAACCGTCTTACCATCGGAAGAACGATAAACATCTGAATATCCATATTGAACATAATTGCCACTGTAATCAGAACTCGAATATACTCTGATTCCATTTGTGCCGGAGCCTGTTGCCACATATATTTGGCCCATCGTAATATCACATCTTTTCCCCGGACTCCATGTAAAGAGCTTGTCACCCTTCTTCATTCCGACACAATTCGTAGAGCCAATCTGATCCCCCAGAGCATCACTTGTTATCGTGAATCCGCCGATTTCTCCCGAAGATGATGTGACCTTCCCGGTAAACTCCCCGGCTCCCATCTTGACATAACCTGTTGCCATGTTTAGCTCATAAACACCGTTATTAGCTATTAACTCACCTGTTTTGATGAAATTGGCAACCATCTCCCCATTCATGTCCATCGCAACCGAAGGTGTCCAAGGATCGGAAGTGTTATTTCTTGACATATAAGCCAAGCCACCGAGATTCCATCTCCAAGCTTTTGTGGCTTGCTCAAAATCAAGGTTATTTGCTATGCGAATCTCTGTGATCTGATCGTCCGAATTCGTTTCAAAGGTTACATAACCGCCATCTATACCATTTATCAGCGCAAGCACGTTTTTGAATGCCGCATCCAATATTGATGACTTGCTCGGAAGATTTTTGATGGCTTCTGACGTTCCAAGTGTCTGGGATGTAAGCGTTCTCCCCGTCACAACATGGCCCGACAAGGTTATTGAATTCTTATCAATGTTCTGTATATCACGCTCAATCTTCGTCAAATACAGCCATTGATCCACCGCAAAAGGCTTTGCTATGATCCGAACCGAATCACCTATTGCTATGGCATCCACAGATTCAATTCCTGCCAGATCCACAGCTTTTACTTCCATCGTGAGCTGTGGCTGTGAATACCTTGTGAGATATGAAGCTGCAAGAGCATTCAGATCCGATAAATTATCTACACCATCAAAAATGACCGCTTTTGCATGGCGGCCATAAGTAGAAATTGATGTAGCTTCTGTTATCGTTGTTCCTTGGAGCCTTTGATTGTAGCCTTCATAGACCGTTGAATCTAGCTCTTCTCCGTACGGAGTCAGGACATTGACAAGATTCTCATAATCACTATCTTTCACATAATCAAGAAGATTATATCCGTATTCTATTGGCTGAGTGGCTTGAATTCCGTAATCACTTAATTGAACTATATCAATATATCTTGTAATAACTCCCCCGGATGTTACTCTTCGAACTCGTATATGTCCGGAATTACTCGAAGCATTACAAATACATTCTCGAAGAGAATCAAGAATGCTCCACTCATACTCTGTAACCCAACTACATATGTTTGAACTTGCAACATTCGTAATGTAGCCTATGGAAAACTGTCTATCAGATGATCTATTCAGATTATACGCATCTATTGCTGCTTGAAACCGCTGTGCGTATGTTTCATTTGTTATAGATGCCGGAGTCATGTACTCATCACCGAGCCATGCCAGATCTTCCAAGCAATATACATCAGCTATTTTGGCAAAATCCGTTGTTATTTGCTTGATTTCACCTCTCCAGAACTCCTCACCATCACGGAAGATGGTAACAACCTCACCCTGAGTAAGCTGAGAATAAAGCGGATTTTGTGGGGGAACTTTGAATGTAAACTCCCCTGCCATTCCCACATCTTCTGTAAGCTCTGTATCATATATGCAGGCTGTTTCAGATGATGGATAATACAGCACATTGTTTCCAAGATTAACTTGATACATTATAGCGAACCGCTCCTATAAACTATCTGAACTTCAGCATTTCCGCTGAATGTAAGTATGACTTCATCATCTCCACCAACCATTACAGCAGGAATTGTGTTCGTTCCTGATGTAAGGGTGTATGTTATAGAGTCCACTGTAAGTGTAAGTGTTCCAATTACATTGGAAGCTACAATCTGAGGACAGGTAAGCATATTTCCATGCGGAATAGTCACACTTGTTGTTCCCACAATCGTGATAGATCCGATGTAGGTAATCATATCCGTCTCAAAATTAAATGGATCCCATAACCAAGGTTCTGCCGATGAAGTTACTGAATACTTGTAAGGCTCCGCAGAAGGAACCGAAAGCGTAAATTCTCCAAGCTCACGGAATCTATCAAAATCTTCTACATATACTCGGCCTCTCCAATAATAATTTTTATCGTTATCAAGGATTAGTTGGCATATCCTGCCTTGTATGTTATTTCTAAATGCTGAAATAACTCCATCCCATGATAATCTCTCACGGATGCCACCAAGCTTGAAAGATAATGACCTAGATGTGAATACTCTTCTTCCGCTTACAGCTTCGGAAGCATCAATAAGACCATTTCTCCCGGGAACTTTGATGTAAGTGGTCTCCATCTGCGGATCACCAATGTAATTATTATTCCCGAGAGCTAGATCCCAATCATTCAGCGTGTGATATGTTTTCCCGGTATCTTCAACATAGATTGAGATTCCGTAAGTCAATTCATTCATCTATAACCGCTCCTCAAAGTGATTGTTCCAAGAGCCGCATTCATGTCAGGAGCAATACCACCGACAAGCGCACCCGAATCAAGAACCATCTGCGTGCCTGCTGCCAAATACGGAAGGTATGTCTGAAGTAATCCAATAACATCACCATCACCCGATAATGGCTGAACCATAGCTCGTCCATTTGATACTTGAACGAACTCAGGGCCTGCTTCACCAACAATAGCTGAACCGCTTGTAAGAATACCACCTTCAGCTAAAGCAGGAATAAGCGGAATATTGATGTGATGATCTCCGAATCCGATCTTGTTGATTCCACCTATCACACCATTGATAACATCAATGATAATGTTGACAGCACCCTTCAAAACCCCAATGATGGCATCCCAGATTCCACTAAAGAACTCTTTCACACCATTCCACATCTGCTCCCAATTTCCTGTGAACAGACCGGCAAATACATCAAAAAGGCCCATCAGCACATCCAAGGCTCCACCTAATACATCTGAGATAACTTGAAAAGCGTGCTCAAATATCGGAGCCAAGAAATTACATAATCCTTCCCAGATGCTCCTAATTACTTCACCGAAGTTTTCAAAATCGAATCCCATCTTGTTAAGACGTTCAACGATTCCTTGCCCGAATGCTTCAAACTTAGCTTTTATTCCATCCCATATTGCAATTATGTTATTTCTGAATTCTTCATTCGTATTCCACAAATGAGTGAATGCAGCCACAAGAACTCCAATCGCAGCTACAACCGCCATAACAGGAGCGGAAATAGCACCGAGTGCGCTTCCAAGTGCTCCCGAACTACTTGTAACCATCGAAATGGCTTTTGTTATGCCTGATAACAGTGAAAACAGCGGAGATAATGCTGATACAACTGCCAAAATTCCACCAACTATGGTTATCGTTTGTGGAGAAATTCCCCTGAGAGATTCAAGAACGCTTTCTATAGCTTCTTTTATTGTCGGAAGATAAGGAAGGATTGCTTCAGCAATTTCCACACCTAACTGAGCAATAGTAGGCATAATTTCAGCCTTCAGCTTATCAAGTGTGTCATTTAGCTCATTAGCTTTCTCAAGATCCTCATCCGAGATGATAACACCAAGATTCTCAGCTTCTTCTCCGAGAGATTTTAATGCTGCGCCACCATCATCGATTATTCCGGCAAGCTCATCTGCTGACTTACCGAATAACTCCATAGCAACGATATCACGCTCTGTCTCGTTATCTATCTGGCTAAGAGCTCCAACTGTATCATAGAATATATCGGTAATACTTCTATATTCATTGTTCGCATCTTTAACATCGACTTTAAGCCTATTCCAAGTATCCTCATGACCATCAAGATTCTTTTTGAGCTTTTTGAGACCACTAACTATGGTATCTGTGTCAACATCAATCAGATCTGATGCATATTGCATCTTCTGAAGCTCATCTGTAGCAACTCCTGTCTGTTTCGCAAGAGTGTTAAGCTCGTCAGCATCTTTCCCTGCTTTAACGGCAAGGCCTGCTAATCCTGCAAGCGCACCGCCTGCTGCCATTGATAAGCCTTTTGTCTTTTCGGCAAGTGCGCCGAATTTCTGCGACATTTTATCCGCTGAAACAGAAATCTTCTGAGCTGTAGCATTAAACCCGGAAGCGGCTTGTTCAGCATTCTTCAACTCGTTTTCACAAGAAATAATCTCACGAGTCAGTGCATCATATTGTCTCTGGCCTTCCTCTGTGGATAGATCAATAGATGCTTGAGCCTGCTTGAGTGCATCGAGCTTTGTTTTTGTCTCTTCCACTCTGTCACTCAGGAGCTTTTGCTTTTGCGCAAGTAATTCTGTATTCGAAGGATCTAATTTCAGAAGCCTTTCAACATCTTTCAGATCCTTTTGAGTTTTGCCGATTTCCTTATTGACACCACTTAATGCTTTTGATAAGCCAGTAGTGTCGGCTCCTAATTCTATTGTGATTCCACGAACTTTGGTTGAAGCCATTCTATTCTCCTATATCAAGTTTTCCTTGGAAGAATGAAGCCATACTTCCGGCAGGAGCCTTGATATCATACTT